CCTTCAATATCTACATACGAACCATAAAATCCACTACTAATATAGTTATCAACCCCGTCCTCGTTATTTTCGGGGACGGGGGAAACTATAGTCTTGGATTTCTTTTCTGTATCCTCAATAGAAAAACCAAAAAGTTTTGCCATAGTATAAAACTGACTAGACTGTTATTTTACTATTTAGCTGATGTCCTCACCACCGGATTGTGGAGCAGTTCCCTTAAATGCTTCCCAATAATGAACCTGCATTTCTACAGTGAACTCCTGAATGGTATCAGTCGTTTCGTAGTTCAGGTCAATTGTGGAAATATTTGTTGGGAAGATATCCCAGAACTTGTAAGATCTGAGAACTGAACCGTCACGATCCAGTTGCTTAACAATAGCATCCTTTTGATAATCAATTGGATTTGTAAGTCCGGTTCCATCAGTCAACTTGTTGATTGCATTCATCCACTTTTCAAAAGCAGAACGAATAGAGAAATCAACATCATTGATGACAGTGATTGTCCAGGTTTCGAAAGTTCTGTCTCCTGCAATCTTTAAGATTCTTCCTCTGAAAGGAACGTCAATGTTAGCAATCGTAGAGGCAGGCAGAGCTGCTGCCTTTACGAGAAATCTTGCTTTTTGGAGAACATCATTTTCAATGGAAACAGCATCGGGGAATGCTAATTCGACTTCAAATAGATTGGGTCTTGCACCACCACCAGACAGTCTGCTCTTAAAATCACTAATTGTTCTTACTGGTGAGGTATTACGTTGTTGGCGACTAGGCATTTTTCTTTAAACCTCTAAATTAAACGTTACCGATAACTTCTTCAAATGAAACACCAGTTCTGGTGGCAACAAATGTAAGACCAATGAAGTTGATTGATCTTGCAGGTTTGATGAAGATTTCTGCCACAAACTCATTATTATCTATAATTGCAGCAGTGTTATTTGTCTCATCGCAAATAACAACATAATCTTGAATACCTCGTTTTGCCTGAACATCACGGAGGAATGGTTCAACAATGTTCACAAAGTTAGTTCTTGTGATTTCATCGTTGAACTCAAAGAGTTGATCTCTTGCAGCAGCAGAGATTGCATCCTCAAGATAGATGAACAAACGACGAACGTTAATTCTGTCAAATGCGGATGACTTGGCAAGTCCAGTCTTATCACCGAAGAGTGTAACACCACCACCAGGTGAAACAATAACTGGATTGATTCTTGCCGAATACAATCTATCTCTTTGTGTTTGATTTGGATTGTAAGTTAACTTGACTGCATTGAGGATTGCACCTCTTTGTGTTCCTGCAGGTGAGAACCATGGGAAGTTGTCAATGTCATTACGAGCACAAAGTCCAGCAATATCACCATTCAGAGGAATGTATCTGAAGGTATTGTTAAATCTATCATACATGTACTTGTATCCACTATCAAACACTGCATAAGAAGATGAAGTGATTGGTGAGTAGAACTCTAATACATTATTAGTGATAGTTTCATCATTGTTGACTGTTACAGATCCAGCAGCAGTATCCGTGAGGAATGCTTTTCTATAAGGTGAAACAAATGCGATTGCATCTTTTCTTGCATCTGCAGCAGCAATTACCTTATTGGCAAGTGCCTGTGCAGTTTCTTTCTCATAGTTTGCAGATCCCATCAGAATGAAATCTACATCATATTGTTCTTTGTTCTGAAGGAGACCATAACCAGTTACCAGTTGATTGAGTGCTGGTTGAAGTGCTCCTGCTGCGGTAACATCAGAACCACCATCGTTGTTAGCACCACTACCAAGAGTGAAATCTTGCTTACCGGAAGCAGAGAAAATTACACCCTCAGCATCTTGATCCCAAGAGGTTCCAGTTGCGAGTGTGAAACCTGAGGAGAAACCAGTGGTTGTGATACCAGAGTTTGGTTCATCACCACCGAATACATATGCTGAATTATCCTTCAGATAATTTCTCCAGTAAGAAGTTGATCCTGCAGAGAATTCTGCATCTGTTGCCTTAGAAAGACTAAGGTGCTTCTCAAGGATTGTTCCAGTATTTCCAGTGATCTTACCCTCACCATCAATAACTACAACGTGAACCTCGTCAAATCTTCCTCCTCTATCAGCAGCATACTGAGAAGTTCCTGGACGATCTGCTAATGTGTTCCATGCTTGAGTTACAACATTTGTTGTTCCTCCAACAGTGCTTGTCGAAACTGCTGCAGTCTGCTGTGAGAACCAGTCCTGTCTTGCAGTATAAGAAGTAGTTGCAAACGATGCTGCCTGACCAGCAGTATGAATGCCAAGACTACCAGAAGCAGTGAACGCCCATGTTCCACTCTCTTGATAATCCTTAACGTATTCAGTTCCTGCTGCAGAAACGTGTGAAAGAACTTTTACTGCAATTTGACTGTCACCAACTTCGGTAACAATACCCTTGAGTTCTCCGTCCAATGCCGTTGTTGTTCCGGCACCAATGTCAACTCTTCCTACTAAAGTTTGGGTTACACCCATTCCGACTGTAATTCCTGATGTTGTAATACCAGTCAGAATTTGATCTGCTTTTGCGTCGATAATGGCAAGTCTAATTCCATTTGCCCAAGATCCTGGATTCTTGGAAACAAATGTTTTGCCAGCAATGACATTTTCGTCGTATTGAAGCTGTTCGTAGTGATCTACACTCTTGATTTTAATGGAAGATCCAGTTCCGACATATGCATTTGCAGAGTTGATGCTGTCAGATCTGACAACTCTAAGTCCGGCACCATATGCAAGATATGAGGATGCTACCATCCAATGCTCATAGTGCTTGTCATTACCATATGGTTTTCCAAAATTGTCAAGTAAGTCTTTTTCTGATCCGATCAAAGTTGGAACTTCGACAGGTCCTTGTGCAAAAGGAGCAACAAGGCCACCAACTTTCGCAGAAGATGGATCAACTCTTCCTACGGTAAGGTCTACTTCCCTTACTTTAATTCCAGGAGATGCTAAATTTAATGGCATCTTGTTTACCCTCGCAATCCAAATTTATCTAAAAATATTTATGGAAAAGGGTATTTTCAGTGGGGAAAGTATGCATGATATTTACCAATCGGGGTATTCCCATGAATTAATTTTCTTTACTCCAAAATTACTCTTATTAACTCTCTTCTTTGTACACTCTTTACATTCATAAGAATATGATGATGCCAGAGTTCTATCTTTTCTAGTTTTGTAAAAATCGTCTATTAAATTTTTTACTTTTCCACACACTCTACATTTACGATCAAGAAACAATAAATGTTCTAGTTCAACTTGATCATCAAAATCCATTATCTATAATCCCACATATAAGAACGATCACCATACTCATCAGAGTACCATCTATCACCATCACTATCTACAAAAGTTGTTTCATCATTAAATCCATCAGAAATAAATCCGAATGGTGCCATGTCTTGTTCTATCTGATCTTTTTGCTCTTCATAGATTCTCTTTCGGACATCATTCTCTGTCATCTCCTTGAAGTAGTCTTGTGCAACTAACCAAGCAAAAAGAACAAGACACATTGCAAGGTCATCATTACAACCCTCTTCTGCCTCAAAAGAATTGTTCCTCTGAGCAAAAGTTGTTAATTCTGAAATAATTTCATAATCAAGGGTAAGTAACTTAAATTCTTCAATAAGAGTTTTTAAGTTGGAGCATCCAAGTTTTTTGACAGCAGATGTTGTTCTAACACCAAGTTGAGTTTTACTGCCAGAGAATCCCTGACCAACAACCTGTCCATTTCTACCTCTCATTGAAGACATGAGAATATTTTCATATTCCAAATCATAATGAAGAATACTTGCTACCTGATCTCCAATATCATTAACTTCTACTAGCAACCAAGCATTATTATATCCTTTTGCCACATCCAAAATAATATTTGGAAATAGCATTGGTTTGATTTCGTTGTTTCTATACTTTGCTACGCACTTATATGGAAATTCTGTAATATCAAAAACGATAAATGCAGAATAATCGTTGCCCAAACCACGAGCAACATCGACAGTAAGTAAGTAGTTGTGGTCCTTTTGCGCTTCTTCGTAGACATCTAAACCTGCACTTCTCTGTATAGGGTTTTCGTATATTAAACTTTTGAGAATTGTTGGATTTATAAGGGTATTGACAGAACCAAGAAACTCACACTCGAACTCGACTTTGAATTGCTGTTCTGATGTGTTAGCAATCGTCTGTTCTTTCCATACTTCATCTCTTCCAGGAACCTCGGACCAATGAACATCAGTCGGAATGTACTCATTTTTACCTCTCTCTGCGTCGTGCCACATACGGTAGAAGTGATTCATACCGTGTGGGGTGGATACGATAATTACTTTGGTGTTTTTACCAGAAGTAATAGTAGGATAAACAGATGCAAAGAACGAGTCAGCAACGTGATTCGGGACGAATGCGAACTCGTCGAGAAAGAGGATGTTGAACGACATACCTCGGACAGCACTTGCAGACGTAGAAGCTGCCAATATCTTACTGCCATTTTCTAA